GAAACTGATCCCGCGGTCGTACGACGAAATCGTGCAATTACCAAATGGTTGGCAACTGAAAGAGACAATGAGGCCACTAATGTTCGCCTAATGACAATAGACCCTGGCTATCAAATTTTGCCAAGGGTGTCATATGAGGCGTTCATGTCTTTCGTAACTTCGTTGATTGCTTCGGTTATCGGTGAGGTTGTTCCAGAAGAGGTGCTTACGAGCATTTTCTCTAATGGGGCGTCGACAAGTCGCAGTCGTGCTTCCTCGCATGCTAGCGGGAAGTACACCGGGAAAGCGGATGTTACAACAAGAGCCTACCAGACTGCACTGCTCCTTTACCAGGACAGTGTGCTTACGGAACCACTTAACGCGGAAACGCGTGGTGTGAACCGGAGCATCTGGGCGGATTTTCAACGTGGCGAAGAACTATGCCTCGTTGATAGTAACATTCTGTTCACCGTTCCTAAGAAAACTGATATCGATCGATGCGCTTGCAAAGAACCCGATGTCAATATGTACTTGCAAAAGGGCGCGGGGCGTTTCATTCGAAACGCTCTACGCCGGGAAGGGATTAATCTTAATGATCAGTCCCGCAATCAGTCCCTAGCTAGGATTGGTTCCCGTGATGGGTCCTTGGCAACATTGGACTTATCGTCTGCAAGTGACAGTGTGTGTTTCGAGTTGGTCTATCAGGCACTTCCTGTGCTTTGGTTCTCCTATCTTAATGACATACGTTGTCACACCACCATCATTGATGGTGATGTACATCACAACGAGATGTTCTCATCTATGGGTAACGGGTTCACGTTTGAGCTCGAAAGCCTATTGTTCTACGCTATAGCGAAAGCTGTCGCGTATTTCACGGGAACATCCGGCACTATATCTGTTTATGGGGATGATATAATCGTCCCAACACAGATGTATCATGATTTAACGTTCGCTCTCGGCGTGTTGGGCTTCAAGGTTAATTCCAAGAAGTCGTACCACGACGGTGGCTTTCGTGAATCATGTGGGGGTCATTACAATGATGGCTCTTGTGTAACTCCTTTCTACATTCGTGGCCCTATAGCTCATCTCCATGACTTGATCGTAACGGCAAATGCCGTGCGTAAATGGTCTAGATTTGAGTACAGTGGCCCACCGTCAGGGATCGATAAGATCCTTGATTGTGAGGTCTACCCTCTTTGGCGATTGCTTGCCGAGAGTGTTCCACGGTGTTTTTGGGGTGGTTATGACCATGAAGATACTAGTCGCTTGGTAAGCTTCCAGAAGCCACGTAGGCCAAAGAGGTTATCTCCTATTTCTCCTAAAAGAGAGACTGGAGACGGCGGTTATGTTTATTGGCATAACTTAAAGGAACTAGCTCCCATGGGTGACCCTATTGAGTCATCCTCTTTGGCGGTCTTTACAGGCCGTTACAGATCGACGAAAGTCGGTTGGGACTACAAGGTGACGG